CATCTGATCCCAAACTACCACGCCATACATGACGAGAAGCTACTCCGACTTCCAACTCAGCTGATGGTGTTTCGGCTTCTCCGGCTGCAGCCGAGTGATTATCACACGGGCAAAAAGTTGATCCAATTACTACAAGTGTTGCTACTAAAAGTGTTTTAATATATATCATACTTCCTCATTTCTATAATTCAGTTAATTTAACTCCAACGATCTTTGATTTTGATGCACTAATAACTACAAAGTCTGACTCATCTTCTAACATCTTATTTACTTGTGCTTCAGCATAAGTTGCACTATCTGCGACTACCAAATATGTTTCCTTATACTTCTTTGGTTTTGCCTTACCAACATCCTCTGAAAACTCAACTACTGTTGTCCAAAACTCAGCCATCTTGTTGTGCCTTTCTCGCCATCTTTAGGCGCTTCTTTTGTTTGTAATGTTTACGACTTTTAGGCTTCTTTTCTACATCACTATTCACATCATTGTTACTCTCACTTTCTTCCCCTTTTGATTTCTTATTGATATCTCTAACCAAAGTTTTCCACTCTGATTTAGATGTGTAAACCCACCCCTCTTCTTTAACTAATGATGCCGCTCGTTCATCACTATATCTCTTTATTAAATTATCTTTTTTAATTGTCTTCACTGGGTTTAGCCTCCAACTTTCCTAATGATAAGTATCTCTGAAGATATGTGTTATAAAACATATGCTTCTCTTCTCCAACTTTTATTACTTTTGAATCACATTTATTACATCTGTAATCTAATATTGGTTTTATTGTGTAATCACTACAGAAACCACACTTCCAATACCAATCATCCCTTACATATCTACCAAGATTCATTGATGAATATATCAAATCCTTATTTCTCAACACCTCTATGTTCTTTGAACCCCTATATTCCTCTTCTACATAACCTCTCCCTATTCTGTTTGCCCTATCTAAATTAATCATTATATATCTTCTACATTAATACATTTATCATCTATATATATTGAAGCGTAAACCTTCTTTGAAAGTGTATCTGAATTAACTAATGAATCTACATTTTCATTAACCGCATCAAAATATAAATCCATATTGTTGCAAGCTTTAATTGCTGATAATAAATCTGCACCATCTCTGCAGGTCCAAAGAATTATTTTTGAACCTCTCTCTTGCAATTCTTTAACATAGTTAATTGTTTTATCAATAGGTTCTCCTATATTAGGGTAACCACCCTCGCCTTCCTCAAATAGTGTTTTATCAAAATCAACAGCTACAATTAGATGATCCCTTTTGCTAAGAGCACGATCTTCTAATTTTTCTCTATTCATTATTTGTTATCTGTGATGATATGGGTTCAGTGGATGTATCTTCAGAAACAATTCTCTCTTCTTCTTCCATTAAAAGATTAAATATTCTTCTCAATGTTTGAGTATTAATCTTATCACTAACCGTTATTGCGTATACTGAATTTTCTTGATTATGAACTAAAGTTTTGATTATCTTTTCCATTTATTTCACCTCTTCTATAGCATCTATGCAACGTATTCTAACTGATACGACTCCGCCATTATAAGATCTTAAACTATACCAACCAGACCACTCTGGCCTCATACCATTTGTATTTATATCTTGAACCATTTCTTGCAAAAACTGTTCTCTCTCTATCGGAGATATAATTTCTATTGTTGAACCATTTATAAAAAGTCTTAATACTTTCTCACCATCTTTGAGGGGCGGTTTCTTACGTGGAGGCATAAGTCTTAGTCCTTAATACCTCACTACGTTCACCGTCACCATAAATGTGACTATATAAATCATAATGTCTAAAAATATTATTTAAAATTTCAATTTTTTCAGTATACGCTTGTATATTTAATCTATTATTATCTGATGGAGCCACAGATTGGTCATTTCTAAGTGTTTGAATCTTAACTTCCAACAACCCAATAACTTCTTTTAACTCTTCTCTTTTTAACATACTAACAATCTCCTCTATTTTTATATTTTTATCACTCTCTATTATTTTTTTCACCAAATTAACTGGTAAAACTAATTCTTTTGATTTAATCACGGATCTTTCATGTAATTGTTTTCTTGTAATTACATTATACTTTGGCCCCCTTAACCCTTTTAATTTCTCTATCAATATACCAAATAGCTTTCTCATAATCTTCTATTTCTTTCCCTTTGTATTTTGCTCTCGCAATATACTTAAGAGCATTACCCAGATTAAAATTTAAATCCCAAGCCTCTATAACATTAATTGCCTCATACAACTTACCACACTCATTATAATGTGATGGATGATCTACTCTACTTTCTTCTCGCAACTCTGACATAAAAACTTTCCCGATTCTTTATGAAATAATGTTTCTTCATCAAAAACACCATGACATAACTCACAATAAAATTGGTTATAATCAAATTTTTTGGTTTTTTCTTTTAAAGGATAAACACCCTGTATAAATTTTCTAAACATTTAGAATATTAAAACCTTTGTTTCTTCTTAATTTAGATAATGCATTCTTCTCTATTTTTTGTATTCCCATAGCTGAATAACCCATTATTTCTCCAACTTCCTTTAATGTCTTAGAATATTCTCCATGTAATCCAAACCTATGATCAATAACCTTTCTCTCCCTATCAGTTAATCTTGTCTTTTCTAAAAGATAATTTATATGATCAGTTTCTTCTTTCTTTTCCAAATTATTTATATAGTCTGATGACAATGATGATTGAAACTCTATGTTATCGTTTTTATTCATATCATCTTCATCGCTTTGAAAATCATTATGAGTGTTAAATGATTTACTATCTATACTAATTTCAAAACGAGGATATATTCCATCACTAAAATTTGACTTCTTACCTTCTTTTATATATTTATTTATTCTGTTCCAAGGCAAATGAACATTACGATCTTCATAAAGACACTTAATTATTTCTGCTCTAACCCAATGAACTAAATAGGTAGAAGGTTTTATACCCTTATCTTTATTAAACTTCCTTATACCTCTCATCAAACCATATCTTCCCGCAGATATCATATCACTCCAATCAGCCTGTTTGACATAGTTTCTTGCAACATACTCTATTAACCACATATTTTCTTCTATTAAGCTATTTTCTTCTTCTTCTGACATTAAACACCCCATATATAATAAAAATTAATCATCATTTAAACTTTTTTCGTCATAAAAACCATATTTATCTAACTTGTCAATAATCTCTTCTAATAAACTATTAATACAATCAATATTTTCTATATCTTCTTCTTTTAATCTTTGTTTTAATATTTTATAAGCTATAGCTTTTTTTCCAGTAAGAAGTTTATTGTTTGTCATATTATCCCTTCTTCTCTGTTATTGTGCAAATCTGATCGGATGCCTGTAATAACTTCAATAAACGATATGGACAACGCATCAATGTGAATGAACGATTCTGTTCCTCAAAATATCCATCGTGACTAAATATAGAAACAAACTCATCGTTTGTCAAGGGAAAATTCATCTGTGTCAATAATCTAATACTTCTAAGTGAATGAGTCAAGCAATCATCTAAGTTTTCATTGTAGATATACCTATCCCCATTCTTATACCGCCAGTTACTACTATCAATAGGTGTATACATAGGAATAATCTCTGATAAATCCTCATTGAATCCACCTATCTTACCTAAGTCATGAAACAAACCAGTAATCAATATACTTTCTTCATCACAACCATATACTGGATTGTTAAGCTCATACATTGTTTTTACAACATCATAAGTATGTAACATAAGACCACCAGTAAAGGCGTTATGATACTGTAGTTTACTAGATGCGGGTGCTGTAGCAAAGTGTTCACCAATCTGTTCAAAAACTTGTTCAACATTATTTTTCCTTTCTTTACCATGTTCGTCAATCAAATCCGAAATGTTTTGTAAAACCTGTTGTAAATCTTCTTTAGATGGTGTATCCATATTAATCTCCTATTAGTTTTTTGATGAAATTAACTCTTAACTTATTAGCCTCAACTTCAGCATCAAATTCATATATATTAATATACCACATTTTATCAATATTGTCAAGTGTTTTTATGCTCTTATTTTTTGTTCTAACAATTACTTTATCGTGTTGCCATGCATGATGTAACTCATGTGTTAAAATATTTGTTAACCAATACATTGTGGGATTGTCTGTTATTTTTTTATAATGTGAATAATCCCACTCCTCACTTTTTTTTCTTTTGGTATTTAAAATACATTCTGACACAGTGATGTGATGAAAGTATCCATCTTTATTATTTATTTGACTATAAAAATAATCTGGCATTTTATTAGGACCACGCAGATAGTCATCTATATGACACAAACCGTATAATCCATATGAAGTAGACATATTTTTTACACTTTTAATAAAGATAGGAAGATTTATTTTATTTTTATATATTGACTTTACGGTTTTCTCTATGTTATTATCATATTCGCTATGTATTTTACTGACTACATACATAAAAACCTCCATAATTTTGTATATAATAATATACGGTTTTTAACACATAAAGTCAATATATAAAATGCTTTATTACTAAGTAATATTGCTTAAAAATATGTTAGAATTTGCAAATTCATATTTACCACCATACTTATACTTCATATCAAAGCAAATTTCATCCTTTTCCCTACAACTCCAAAACTGTGATGAGTTATCAAGAGTATAACCACACCAATTAAAATCTGCTTCTTTTGTTTTTTGCTTTAACCAATCATCTAACACATCATTATAAAGCAAAGCACAACTAATGATATAGTTATTGGCTTCTGAGATTATTTTCTCACAAAGCTTGATAGGTGCATCTTCATCAAAACTTATTGATGTTTCATCTTTACCCAAATGTTCAATAACTCCTAATGATATAACATTCTTCCCAGTGAAATCGTATTCAAGAGGATTACTATCCAACAAAACACCAGATGGAGATTCTGTATTCAAAACATTAATTGATATATGTTCTGAGTAACCGTATAAAGGCATAACACATCCAACCTCTACAGTATCCTTATATCCAAACTGATTGTAAAACCTAATACCTACTGGAATCTCTATACCTCTTTCGTTTTTATTTGTGTTATCAACTGGATCTTCTAAGTGTTGTTCTGAATTTACTAATAATATTGACATATTTACTCCTTGTTTATTGTTTCTAACCAAGCTTGAGTCGTTTTGGGAAATACCTGCAACATTATATCCTTTAGTGCTCTTGCATATTCTTGTATTTCTAACTGAGAAGTTGCTTCATCTCTAAGTTCAATGAAATTCATAATAGATTGAAAAGAAGCAGTCCAATAAACCTTTGTATACAAAGTCAATGGAAGAATAGATCTAGCTTGTTCTCTTGCTACACCCATCTCCAACATCTTCTTGTAACTTATTATAGCTTGATCTTGTGCTTCACACCACAATGTTCTTGCCATTATCTGGTCGGTAACCAAACCATCAGAAGCTTGTTTGTTATCTTCACTTTGTTTACGGAAAAATTGGGGATTGTAAAACTCATCATATGGAACATACCTACCACTTATCTCATTCCATGCATGATCTTTTGTAGAATGTGCTGATGTTGTTTCAATACCAACTACGTGTTTGTATGCCTGTCTCATTACAAACTCTGGTGCTTTTATAATAAACATACAATGTTGGTGTCTAAACGGGGAAAAATGTTTATGTTTGATGAGATACTTTATTAATCTATAGTCTTTATTACTATATTCTTCACTAAGACCATCAAACGATACTCTTGCTGCATTTACAGGCGTAAGATCTGTGCCTATATTTCCTACTAACTCTATATACCCTTTATCTAAAACATCTATCTTCATATATTCTCCTTTAAAAAAAGATTATATGAAATATAATAAATTATAGAATTTTTTAAACAAAAAAAAAGAGGGTGGAATAAATCCACCCTCTCTTTACAAAACTTTAAAATTTAAATAATTTTATTTATTAACCACCAATGGTGTTAAGGTCTGCAACTGTTACTGTTCCGTAGAATTCGGGACGAACCATCTTAGAAGCGTAACGAGTCATTGCACCCTTGCGAGGTGTGAAATCGTTTGGCTCAAAAATGGTTGGTGTGAATACGAGAGGAACATAAGGTGCGTATACGAAACCAGCGTCGAGGAATCCGGGGCCTTTGTAACCCATGAGGATCTTGTTAGCTGGGAAGTAAGGATCTTTGTATACAGTGAAACGATTGCTTAGTGTTCCAACCTTTTCAATACCCATTGAGAACTGAACCTCAGAAGGATCAAATGTTGCGTTGGGCTTGAAGTAAGCAATAGCTTCAATAATTGTTGCAACATCGGGAGAAGTAACGAGCCAGTTAGCTCCACTTCTCATGTTACGCTTATGAATCTCGTTTGAAACAGTTAGTAGTGTTTCGGCGAGTGTCTGATACCAATCTTGGTTTGTTCCTGTAAAACCAAAATTTGATGAACTACCTGTTCCAGATGGTGCAGCTAGTGTTTCAACGGATGAACCGGCTGTAACATAACGACCGGGGAAACGTGACCAAGCTGCGCTAACTGTAGCACCCTGTAGAAGTGTGCTTAGAATTTCTCTGTCAATTTCTGTAGCGATAATGTCAGAAAGAATTGTTGTTAGTTCAACTTCAGCGTCAATAGCGTGATATGCGTTGATATCCTGTGCTAGTTCGGGTGTCCATGTGGCCTTCAACTTACGTGTCACGGCCTGAACAGGAACACTTTCAACCTTAATGTTGATTTCGGGAATATTAGGTGTATTTTCAAAATCACCTGTCTGTGTTGAACCAGTATCAACACTTACGTTTGTCTTAGCTGGACCAACGATACCCCATGCATCATTATCAGCTTGATCAGTAGCACCATTACCATCTGTGTTGTTACCCCAAACAGTTGTCTGAAGACCAGCTGAAGTAGAACCAGTTAGTGCGTCAGAAGCTGTTGTGTAAACAACGATATAGTCAACACTGGAAACGTTAGCATATTCTGTTAGAGCTGGGTCAATTGAACCGAATAGTGCTGAAGAATTTAGCTTAGCTACAGGAGAAAGACCACGAAATGTGCCATCTGTGTTACCTGTGTTACCAAGATTAATTGAACCCATTGTGGCTAGTCTAACTTGATTTAGAGCTGATAGATCTGTTGAGTCAGCGTTTTCAAGAACAAATGCATAACCAGTGGCTGTTGCACCAAGTAGATCAGAATACTTTGTGTCAGCTACGCCAGCTAGTGTGCTAGCTGCGACAACAGGTGAACCTGTAACTGAGTTTAGAATAAAGTTTCTACGTGTGTAACCAAGAGCGTCTAGGTTGTAGAAACCACCAGTAGCATCCTGTGCACCATTAGCGTCGGTGTCGGGGTTTGTTACTGTTCTGTTACCATAAACTGAACCACCAGCTGTGGCGCCAGCCTGATTGCGATCGTATGTGAAATCCAAGAAGAATAGTAGACCACTTGGAAGTGACATAGGTTGAATTGCTACGAGTTCGGTTGCTAGTAGCTGACCGAAAACGCGACGAACGAGTGGGAAGGCAATCTTGTTGTAACCAGCGATATTGCCAACACTTGACTCTTCGTTTAGAATTGTATTACGAAGTTCAACAGCCTGATTCTCAAGTAGCTGAGCTACGACAGAGGACTTGTCTTCGTTTAGTTTGTTTAGTAGACCAGTTCTACTCCACTTATCCATAACACCCTTTAGCTTGGCATCACGATTAACTGGGGAGTATTCTTTGGTCATTTCCAAAATTACATTGTTATCCATTTTAAATTATCTCCCGATTTATTTAAACACCAGCTAACTTAGCTAGACGTTCAAAAGCTGTATCTGATTGTGTGTTTTCTGTTGCTTCTGTAACTACACTTTGAACATTAGGTCTTGATACGCGAGCCTTACGAGCCTTGGGCTGGTTGCTGTTGTAACCTTCTTTAAGAGCCTTTAGAACTCTCTTAACCTCACCAATTGTTGATGCCTTATCAAAATGCTCAACAACTCTTTCCTTCTGCTGCTTTGTAAGTGTTACATTACGGAATAGATCAGTAGCGGCAGCTAGACGTGCGTTAAATAGATTAACTTCGTCCATCTGATTCTTAACACCGATTAGTGCCTTCTCATATCTCTTATTTTCTTTTCTAAGAGCTGCGACTTCGGCCTTAAGATCACTAACCACATCTGTATCTTCTGTCATTTCTTCATCTTCGACAACTTCAATAACTTCTTCTGACTCATCCATCTCTTCATCATCATCTGAAGCTTCATACATACCTTCTTCGGTATCTTCTTCATCTTCCATGTCGTCATCGTCATCATCATCCATCATATCTTCATCTTCGTCATCATCGTCAGCTTCTAGCATTTCTTCGATATCTGACTCTGTTACTTCATCAATCTCAGTATCTTCTTCAACAGTTTCTTCTGTTTCAAGAATAGCTGGACCGTCACCTTCGTCTGTTAGATCATCACCAGTAATACCTGTGGCAGGTATTTCATCACCAACGCGGTCACTACCAAGAGTAGCGCCTTTCTTACCAGCATGATAATCGGATGGTGTGTTACTCTCTTCTTCAAGAGTATCGCTCATAGCTTGTGAAACAGCAGCCTTGAGGTCTGTTGACATAGCTTCAATAAGGATATTTCTTGCTGTGTCTGTAGCGGCCTCTTTCATGGCTTCAATCTGCTCATAAGCTTCTTTTACCAAATCCTTTGCCATTATAAAATTCTCCGAATTAAATTAAACAATTAAAATAAATACATTATTTTAAAAATAACTTCTAAAATAAATATATATACTACTATATTAAAAAACAAAAAAACCTATAATTCTTCCCCAGAGATACTCTTTTTCCGTCTTTTTTTGAGTTTTCTCTCTAAGGAAGGTTTCAAATAAAACTCTCTTTTTTTAATTTCCACATAAAAATTATCTTTTTTGAGTTTTCTTTTAAGTCTTCTTAAAGCCCCTTCTATGTCGTTATTATAAACTTCAACACTAACGCTTCTAGTGTTGTCATGTTTGTTTCTCATCTTTCCTCATTTTCTAATGATTGTTATAATATATTACATATTAAGATTTAATACTTTATATGTTTTATATAAACTTTTTATAAAATGATATTGAGAAAGTTAAAAACATAGCCAAAGCTTTGTTAGAAACCACAACCAGCAATTATAAACCTTGTAAGCATATGGCTTAAAAATTTTATAATGTTATTTGCTGTAACCTGCCATCAACCCTTCACTACCCAAACAACCTTTGTGGATTATTTAAAAAAACTTCTTTCCCAATATCAGATCTATTTACCTTCCTTCTCTTCCATCAACCTAATTAACTCATTTCTTATAACTTGCTTATCTGCCATTGGTAAATGTGCACCTTGACGCGCAAGATAATCTGCTCCAGCAGCATTATAATCACCATCACGTAAAGAATTACTATTTGAAACAATTCTATTTATCATAGATTGTAAATCAGGTCTTATTGCCATTTCTTTTTCCTCACTTAAATTGTTATTTTCTTTAACTTCTTCTTTTATTTCTTCTTCTTTATTTTTATTAAAATATTTACGAAAGAAATTTATCATATTATTTCCCACCAGTAAGATAATTCAAATACTCTTTTGCGTATTTTACTATTTCTTTTTTTATTTCACTTTCTATAACAATGTCTTTTGGATAAACAAGATACTCTTGGTTTTGATCATCGTTCTTAAATTTTATCTTATATGGATTAACACTGACTAATATAGCTTCATTATCTTCACCAGCTAAATCTTTTAAGTGTTGAGGGGCTTCGGGTGAAAGGAGAACTGTTTCATTTCCATCTTGACCATAATCAAACATATTCAATTGTTTTGTAGGAGGAACCGGATTCTCTGTGAGAATTTTTTTTACATATTTTTTAAAATTCATTTTTTTATCCTTAAATTAATCTATCAATTCTGTCGGAGAAATCCATATTTAATGGATCAACCATATCTCCTTTATTAACCTCTGATGATTTTACCATTGGTTGAGATAATTTTTGTTCCTCTATTTTTTGCTTTTCTTCGTTTGGATCTACAGCTGACATAATAAGATCCGCGTATGGATCATTACCTAATTGCTTCTCTATAATTGTTTTTGCCTTATCTCTAGATCTCTTAGCTATTAATTCTCTTGTTTCATTTGTTATACTAGATTGTTCTCCAATGAAATCGCCTTCTTGATCAAAAAGATTTTTTTGCATTATCTCTTCTCTTAAAGCTTTGTTTTCTTGAACAATCTTTTTAACACCACGGGCTATTTCTTCTCTAACTACTTTTCTTATTGTAGGCTCTATGGAAGACATAACCTCTTCTGCTATCATATTTGACATATCAGAAAATCTAATTTTCATTTTTTAACTCTCTTCTTCTATTTTGTTTTTTAAAACAAGTAGTTCTTTATAAATACTATCTATCTTTTTAATTAATTCCCTTTTATCTTTTTGACTTATACCAGATTCATCTTTCCTTACAGAAGTTGGCAATCTCTGTATGTGATTCTGGACTGTTTTTGTTTTAGATATAACACTTAATGTATGATTACTCATAACAACCTTATCTCTTAAATTCATATTACCTCAATACTTTTTTCTTTTTAACAACCTTCTTCTTAAGTGGTCTTACTGGTTTATCCATAACTATTTCAAACATAACATCATTGCTTTTAATATTTGTTTTTGAAGATGTTTTAGGTGCAATTTTCTTTTCAGAGGAATTCTTAATAACTCTTGTTGTAGGATTAACATTTATTTGTGTGTTTTCTATAACCTTAGTTTTCATTCTTGGTTTTACATCTATCTTTGTTTCTTCCTTTAGCTCAAGCAAACCCTCCCAAGCTCTAAAATATCTATCGTGACAAACAACTTCTATGATACAATTTCTATCACCAGCGTTTAATTTTCCTTTTAATCTAGGAACAGTAATAGCGTAACCGCCACCACTTCTCTCACCATCAAAAAAGTAATTCAAATTATTATCACCCTCAACAACCATTCTAACTATTACATCTTCTTCCTTAATAGTTACGCTATCATTGTATATGTTAATATCTAAATCTATTATGTTTTCTTCTGAAATTTCTACTATTAATTTATTCACCATTCACCCTCACATTATCTATTAAAACTTCAAGGTGTTGTTCTTCTAATCTGTTTGTGACATCACTATCCACAAACTTAACTAAAACATTTTGTTTTGTATCCACAGAAGTTTCCATTTTACTATAAATATCAATACCAGAAACTTCTATTACCCAATTTTCTGTAAACCAATTATTTTTTATTAACTCTTCATCTCTTTCCCTATTCTTCTTAGACCTTCTTCTAAAGGTAGCCTTACTGCCGGTCCCCCCTGCAATTCTAAGAGCCGGAACACCCAGTCCATAAGTTATAATAAAACTTGTCCCCCCGGCGCGACCGAGACCTAGTGTCATAAAATCTCCAGCTATCATACAGGAAATCTCTCAAATACAGAAGTATATGTTTCTTCACCCTTATCATCTCTTAGTAAGAATTGAAACAATGGTGTTGTATCATCTTCATCATAAATTGTTAATGTGTTATTAGACTTATCTACTTTCCAACGACCAGCTTGAGTTTGAAGCATTTTTCTAACATCGTTTTTCAACTGAGTTACATCAACAGCTATATCACTAACTTGTGTGCTATTTGTTCCTAAATCAGCTGCAAGATTTGCAACATCATTGTCAATATTTTGTATTGCTAAATAGTTGTCGTCAATTTTTGTTGATATATTATCAGATTTAGATATTAGATCATCAGTATCAGTATCAATGCCGCTAACAACAGAACTTAGTGTTGAAAGATCGCTATCCAAATTAACAGTGTTTGTATTTATATCATCAACAATAGATCTTATAGTTGTAAGATTATAAGAATCCAGTGTTCCAGTTATACTAACAATATCTGCAGTAACTGCTTCAAAAAGTGTTGCTAATTCTGAAGATCCTTGACCTAAAGCCAAACCATTTACTTCTGTATATACAGCAGCTACATCTGTGTCAAGATCATCTACCTTGCTAATTATACTATCTAATTTTTGATCTGTTGTTGTTGCGTCACTAACGAAAAGTTCAGCGGTAACAGAAACCATATCAAGATCTATCTTATCAACTATACTATCAATAGTATCAACTTTAACATCAACACCATCAACCTTAGTTGTTATAGTGTTATTTTGAGCTGAAACGGATAGTAAGTCTGCAGATAAACTATCTAACTTGGCATTAACTCCTGTTCCACCAGTTCCAGCAACAGAGCTTTCTATATTGTTTACTGTTGTTGCAACATTTACCAAATCAGAATCAACATCATCAACCTTAGAAATTATAGTATTGTTTTGACCTTGAATAGTAACAAGATCAGCGGTTAATGTTGCTAACTTAGAGTCTATAGTGTCTGGATCTGCAGTATCTAATGTTGTTTCAATATCTTGTATATTGCCAGCTATTGAAGTTAGATCAGTATCAACATTGGAGAAACCTGTTGAAACATTAGATGTTAATGTTTGTAAATCAGCGTTAGTATCATCAACAACAGTATCAATGATATCTAACTTACCATCTAAATTATCAACCTTAGTGTTAATTGTTGTAAGGTCTGAGTTATTATCTGTTACAGTTGTATTGATGTTATCTATTTTTGTTTCTACTGTGGTAAGAACATTGTCTTGTATTTCTCTTAATCTTCTACCAGCACTGTTTGTATCGTTATGTGTTGTATTATCAAGTATTCTATCCCAAACACTTTCAGCTATATCAGATTTAGAAATAACACTACCACTATTAAC